AAAATTTCATAAAAAAAAATATATAAACATATAATATGATTTCTTAATAAAGTAATATTAACATCTTTATTAGCATCAAGCTTGATTAAAAATTTCTTAGCTAAATAGGCTTTCTGTATATCTTCTTGAAATTCTTCTTCATCAAATATTTTTGATTTATAATGTTTTCTTGCTTCAATGTTTAAATTTGTAATATTCATATTATATCTTTCAATTTGTTATATTATTATTTATATGTATTTACCAACAAATTTACGAAATTTTTTATAAATAATAATATAAATTAAACAGGAAATAAAATGGCAGATATAATATCAAAATATCTAAATGCAGCAATCGATAAGGTTCAATCTAAAATAGATACAACCTTAGCAAAAGTTATTGAAAATACATCACCTGCACCAAGTTCAATAGATCAGTTTAGAAGTTCACTGTCAGCCGGTTTAGCAAGACCAAATCAATTTTTTGTTAATGTTGCATTGCCAAGCTTTGTAACAACAAAATTAAGTGCAACGATAAGATCATTGTTTGGTGTATCTGAATTTGATACAGATCTATCATTATTATGTAGTGAAGCAACAATACCTGCCAAAAGATTAAATGTAAGTAAAATCAACATTAATGGTATAAATAGAACATTACCATTAAACTATGAATGGGATAATATAACATTAACCTTTATAGATACAAACAAACACCTTGCAAGAACAATGTTCAATACTTGGATGAATGGTGTATCAAGTCCATATAGTAATACTGGTAAATTTTACAATGATTATATTGCAGATATTAAAATTAACTTTTTAGATAAGAAAAATACAACACGCGATTATGTTGTAATGAATGAAGCATTTCCTGTAACAATCAATGAAATTCCATTATCATGGGATTCAGAAGAAGGTTATATTAAAATTGCTGTTGAATTTGCATACATATATCAAAGTGATAAAGATTATAGTTCAAGTGCAATTTATAATTTGATTGCTAATACAGACTCAACATCAAATGTTTTAAGTAATATTAAATCTAGTATGTTAAATGCTGGTTCAACTATAAAGAATATATTTAGTTAAAGGAAAGAAGAATGATACCAAAAATTATATTACCAATTAAATCAATAAAAGTGCCATCTTTAGATAGAGAAGTATGCTTCTCACCATTTACAGTGGCAGCAGAAAAAGCAGTACTAACATTAGATAAAGAAGCATCACCATATGAACGTTTAACACTTATTAAGAATATTGTAAGTAATTGTTGTAATGATAAATCAATAAATTTTGATAAAATGAATGTTTATGAATTACCATATTTATTTTTACATTTAAGAAAAATTTCAGTATCTGGTGCAATAACATTTTCAAAAAAATGTGAAAAATGTGGAAAAGAAATTATATATGATATTAATATTGATGATATTAAATATGATGCTGATAAACAAAAGATAAAAAAATTCAAAGTTAATACAGATTCTGGTGTATATATTGTTGAAGTTGCATTTCCAAATGTTGAGGATTTTAATGGTATCAACACTGATAATGAAGAATCAAATATAGTTTTTGCATCAAGACATATATATAGAATGTATGATGAAGCTGGTAACAATGAAGTTGAATTTAATAAAGATGACAAATTGGAATTATTTAATTCATTACCTGTAAGTACAGCACAAGAAATTGTTAAATATGCACAGAATATACCACAACCTTATTATAATGTAAATGATGTTTGTTCTTGTGGTGAAAAACAGGAGTTCACCGTAACTGATTTTTTTATTTAAGTATGTCATATAATAGTTATGGTAGCTATTATGAGTCGTTACAATTTTTAAAAAGTGAACTCAATTATGGCATACAAGAAATAGAAAATTTATTTCCATATGAACGAGATTATTATGTTATGATAACTAATAACAAACTTAAAGAAAAACAAAACGAACAAGAGCAATTATAGATGTACAAATTTAGTAAATATTCAACAATAACATATGATAATAAAACAATAAATGATTTGACATCTCAATTAAACTTTAACCGTGAGATGTTAAATAATAGTATTTATTTTGTAAATTATAATATAAAAGATGGTGATACCCCTGATAAAATATGCCAAAGTTTATACGATGATGCAAGTTTAGATTGGGTATTATTATATATAAATAACATAATAGATCCTATATATGATTGGCCACTATTACCTGATGAATTGACATCTTACTGTGTAAATAAATATGGTAGTTCATATGTTTATTCAGTTCATCACTATGAATTAGATGATAAAGTTGTAAGTACTGGAACAACAGGTTCAACACCAATTACAAATTATGATTATGAATCTAGTTTAAATGATGCAAAGCGTCCAATTAAACTTCCAACAGAAAAATTTATGAATGAATTTATTTTTAGTTATGAGAACTTATAATGGCTAATAGTGTACATCCCGGTAGTTATAGTCTATTATCATTAAAGCTTGTTGTAGGTTTAAATTCAACATCACCAGTTGCATACGATGTTAGATCAACATTCCTTACAATGAACATATATGAGAATCTCTACAGTAACACGTTATCTGGTAATGTTACGTTAATTGACAGCAATAATATGATTGATAATGTACCAATTAAAGGTAATGAACATATCAATATAAAATTTAAAACATCATTTACAGATGATGTTATTGATTTAACATTTAAAATATATAAGATTGATAATGTTGTTAATTATGCACAAAAAGCTAAAACATATAATCTACAATTTATATCCGAAGAAGCCATAACAAATTATAATTATCGTATAAGTAAAAAATATGTTGGAACAAAAGAATTAATTGTTAAAGATATAATTTCAAAAATATCTAAAAAATCAGTCTTCACAGATTCATTGTTAACAAGCTATACAATGTTTTTTCCAAATTGGAATCCATTCAAATGTATAAATTATATGTTGAATTTTATAAGTATTGATTCTAACACATCAGATTATATGTTCTGGGAAAGCTTGTATGGTTTCAAATTAAAATCATTATCATTAATGTTGAAAGAAAAATCTAAACATAATATAAATTCAAATATTACAATTGCACGTAGTCAAAAATCTGGCGGTGAAAAACAAAAATATAATCAAAGCAACTATGAAACAATAACTGATTTAGCTATACCAAATATTATAGATGATCTTGGAAACATTATGCAAGGTAGCTACGGCGCAACAACATACATCAGTGATATTTTAAATAAAACTTCAAACAAATATCAATATACTTATGATGATTCTGATAGTTCAAACAATATGATAAACATTCATAATGATAACAATTACAATTATAATTTGATTATGAAAAGAAATTCAATTATTAATTTAATGAAATCTAATACAATATTTACAAGTGTTCCAGGTATTACTGAAAGAACAGTTGGAGATATGATGAATGTGAATATAATATCAAATGAAGTTGAGAATAGATTAGACAGCACATTATCAGGTAAATACATTTGTACAGGAATATGTCATAATTTTACTCCTCAAATATATACTCAGAATTTAAGCTTATTCAAGTAATTTATCAATTTCATTAATACGTTTAATAATTGCACCAATTGAATCTTTTATTTTTTCATTATTATATTTCCATGTTTGAAAATCATCACAATAATCATTTAATTGTAAATCAGCATACAAACCATCAAGTTGAATTTTTAATAAACTCTTCTCATTTGTAAGTTGCAATAATTTTTCTTTATCTATTGTATCCATCTAAATCTCAAATCCTTATAACAAAATGGTTCAGCTTCACCTTCAAAAATTCTTTCAATAATGTAAAATATATCATCATTTGATATTTCACAATCTAAATCTGTGAACACCTTGACATCTTTATTGAAACCTGGAACTGTATTATTACCATCTTTCTCATAAAATGTTATGGATGTATTTGATTCATTTATTGAGAAAGCAATACAACTATAATAATGTGTCAATTTTAAATCAACATCTCTCTCAAGACATATAATATTATTATCGTAATATGAAACATACTCAGATTCATTATTAAGAGATTTTACTTTATCAATTAATTCTTTTGCATTCATACTAAACACCTTTAATAGTCCAAACTTTAAGGTTGATTTTAGAAAATCCCATTTCATTTCCGTCAAAATCTAACCTCATGTCAGAAACAACAAGATCTTGACTTATAAGTTTATCGATAAAATCTTGGACTTTACTTAATCCATCAGTTAATGAAATACATTGAGATACCATAGTGTGAGATGTGTATTTATTTTCAAACATATTTATTACTCCTTTAAAATAATTAATGTATATTGGTTAACATAATTACTAACATTGTGCATGAGATAATTAATATAAAAATATAAGGTACCGTCTCATAAGGCAACAATCCAATATAACTTTGAAATGTATCTTTTAATGTTGATATATTATATAGACAATAAAATATCAATATCAAATCTAATATAACAAATAATGTTATCATAATCCTATTGTCCTTTTTTCTTTCTTATATTCTTGTTCTTTAGCTAACAATTCAAGAATATGTTCTTTTGATTTATCTTTAATAAATCTAAGTTGTTTTGATACGCATTTAAAATCACCTGGAGTCATTTTATTTAAGAAATTTAATATCTTTTGGTTAGATTTAATTTTAAAGAAAATATCTAAAGCTTTGACTATTTGTTTTAGTGTCATAAAACTATATTTAATTTTATAATCAAATCTTCTAAATGCAGCTTGGTCAATATTATCAATTAAATTAGTTGTTGCAACAAATGGATATTGAGAACTTTCCATCTGTGTTAACATCTCATTAACATTAGTAACTTCCCAACTTCTTTGAGCTCCAGTTCTATCTTGTAGAAAACTATCAGCTTCATCAAACAATAATAATGCTTCATTATTTTTAGATTCAATAAAAGCTTTCTTAATATTTTGTTCAGTTTCACCAACCCACATAGACATAATATCAGAACAACGTTTCTTAATATATTCCATATTTAAACGAGATGCTAAGTATTTAGCAAATTCACTTTTACCAGTTCCTGGAACTCCATATAACAACAATGAAAAATTCTTTTCACCATTATTAACAATTTCATCAACTAAACTTGCAATATCAATATCAGTATTGATTAATGATAAATCATAATTTTCAACTAAATCATTTACAGTTGAATCAAATCCACGAATATCACAATATTTTTCAACCATTTGAACATAATCAGAGCTATCACCTTTAATATTAATCATATTATCAATAAATTTTGTAATATCTCTATATACTAGTTTATATTTATTTGATACATCAATTATGTCTTGAGTTGAATTTGGTTCATAATTTTCGTATTTTAAAATATTTTCAATACATTTTTTACGTTCTTGATTTGTATTTTCATCCATCTTAATGATGTATTGAAATCTACTTAGGTATGCAGGATCAATACCATAAATTTTATTAGTAATCCAAATGATAGGTGTTTCATTAGATTCTAAGAATTTATTAACTTTAGATTTTGATAAAATATCTTTATTTTCTTTTGCACTATCAAATATATTATTACCAAAAAAATCTTGAGCTTCATCAAATATCAATATTGATGATTTACTATCACCACAAAGTTGTTCTTTAAACATCAAATCTCTTGCACGACTGCTATCATGTGTATCTGCATCAATAAAAAATGAATTATATTTATTCTTTTTACACCAAAGTTTAACAAATTCAGTCTTACCAGTTCCTGGTTCACCACAAACTAAAATATTAATACCTTTATTTTTAGTTGATATAATTTTTGAAATTTTATCAAAATCATCTTTATATCTTGAAAAATTATTCAAATTTAAATTACACTTAATATTAGATGGTCTACCTAATAATGCTGCTGTAAATTGTTCGTAAGTATCGTATGACTCAATAAACAAAACATTATATATATCATCACCAGTTTCAAACTTCATTGCAATATCATTATCTACACTAGAACTACCTATTAGAGGATGTGAAATCTTAAAAGGATTAATATTTAAATTAAAAATTTCTCTAAACATTTTAATTCTTAAGCTGTCAGAAGAATACACTAAATTTGTCGAGATATTCAAAATGTTTTTAAACGTCTCATTTCGTGATATAGCATACATAGTTTTATAAAAATATTGATTTGGTACATCATCAACTTTTAAGAGTTTACAGATATATTCTTCATTATTATCAACTCTAATGAAATCAACAATAACATTTTTAAATACTTCAAATATTTTAATTATAGTTTTATTGTGTTTTGAATCAAATTCTTCAAATGATACTTTCATATATTCATTATAGAGTTCATTAATATCAATATTCAATGAATCTTTAATATATTTAATATAATTAAAATTACCAATTTTGATAATATGTTTAAGTAATTTTAGACCTATATTAGTGTTCCCTCTAGATTCATTATAAGCACATATTTTAATAAATGTTTCTACACAAGCAAGAGTCATCTCAAGTTCAAATTCAGTAAAAACAAATCCATCTGAAGAATTATCTGATACAGGTCCATCCACACATTCATCCACTAATATTCTCCTCTAACTTAATTTGATTAATTTCAATTTACTTTCAACTTTATAGTCATAATTATCTGATAAGATTTTATCAATTATATTCATAATCTTCTCATAAGTATATACTTCATCAAATGAAATTTCAATAGATTGATTATTCATAATTTGAAATAATTTAACAGTTCCGTCAATGTGTGCTTCAAGTATATCACTATTAAATTTAGGACCACTCAAACTGATTTGAAACTTATCTTCACCATATTTATATCTACATATTCCATTACCTACAACACTTTGTAAAAGTTTATCCCAAGTAATATTTGCTTTATCTGTTGTCATTTATTATTCCTTTACAATTAAATTATTTTCAGGTTCAAATTCACCAGCTTCATCACCATAACACACACCTTTTGAATTGCATACATAATTGTGATTAATACCCTCAATTACATATTGATATAAATCATCAATTAATTTATTATATACAAATGCAGTTCTATTATCTATCGTTTTATTTAAACCAAGTTTGATCATTTTAGTCTCCTTTCTATTTATGGATTATAGCATTCGCTACATTTATTAAGTATTTCAGGTATTTGTTTAGTAGACCAATCATTAAAAGTTCCGTTGTAATTTGCTTTATATAGTTCAGATGTAGCTTTCATACAAGCATTAACTTTATCAGCTGATGGACAACAAGAAAAAATAACATAATTAATATTAGTATATGTTTGTTTAACATAATCACCTAAATCACACATACTTTTAGTTTTTTCTCTTTTTGAATTTACCATCATATCCAATGTAGCTACATTAGTACAAGCTATATTAAATAAACAAAATATTAAAAATAATTTATTCATTTTAGTGTCCTCCTTTGTTAGTAGTTATTTTAATCTTTCTTGTATTTGTTTTAAAACATAATTTACATCATAGCTAACCATATTTTTATCTATTAACGGTGTTAAGTCTTCTGGATCATATTTATCTAGTGAAACTTTATTATCTTTATAATAATCTTTATACCACTTATAGTTGAAATGATCCAACAAAATATCTGTAAATTCTTCATTATTAAAATTATCCGATACAAAATAATTTGACTTATATATAGCATCAAATTCGCATAATACAAGCATTAATAAATTTTCATCTTTATTCATTTTATAACTTTTACTAATGTAATCGTTATCATCCTGAATTAGATGAGTTACTTCATGAGCTAATGTTCTTTTATCCAAACATTTCAAAGTAATTGAATTATTGCTTGAATCATATGAGCTGTATAAACAATCAATATCAACTATTAATTTACAACCATGTTCTTCCATACGATTTACTATATATTCACCATATTCATTTGAAGAGCTCACTTCAGATACTAATGTTTTCAATTTTGAAATTTCTTCATTTGTTCCTGAATAAACAATTCCATTATATTGAGGTTCAGTTAAATACATGTTTTGACATGAAGCTGTTAAAGCAATTATGCCACACATAAATAACATTTTTATTTTATTTTTATTTAACATTTTAATGCTTCTTCAGTTTTACTTTCTTTTTCTTTTTCAATTTGTAGGTTTTCTTTAAAAGTATCAACTGCTTTTTGATTATCTTCTAAAAATTTTTCAAGCATTTTATTCATTTTAAATAACCTTATTCTGTTTATATATTCATTATAATATATCTTTTAATAAAAATAAACAAAATAATGCATAAAAATATCTAATAAAATCAATAGGTTATGAATTATTATTATAAAAATTATAAATAATATTATAGATAATGCGCTAAGTCGCACGTTTATACCATAAAAGATAATTAAAACATAAACAAAGGATAATAAATCATGACATTAAAATCTCCAGGCGTTGAGATTAAAGAAGTTGACAGTTCAAGTTTCATCGAAAGTGTTACTGCATCTATTGCAGGATACGTAGGTAAATATAATTGGGGTCCAGCTTCTAAAATAACATCAATATCAAATATCGGTGCATTAGCATCTACATTTGGAAAACCAACCACAAACACAGCAATTTCATTCTTCAGTGCATATGATTTTTTATCATATTCAAATGATTTAAAATTAGTTCGTGTATTAGGTGATGCTGCATTAAATGCAACTTCAAAAACATATCGTGAATTAACAATGACATTAACTGATGTTACTGGAACATTTGCAGTAGGTCAAACAATTGAAGCTTCTGTATCAGGAACAACTGCAACAGTTATAAGCTGGGATGCAGCAACTAAAATTTTAACATTCTATAAAGAATCAGACCAATTTGAAGTTGATGAAATTGTAGAAGTTGGTTCTACCGGTTCAGGTAAAATCACTGTAGTTAGCAAATCATACTTTAAATTAACATATACAGCTCCAACAGGAACAACTCCAGCAGTTGGTGATACAATTGTTGGTTCATCAAGTTCAGCATCAGCAACAATCATTGCAATTGACACAACAGCCAAAACAATTATATACAGCTTAACAACTGCTGCAAACTTCATTGTTTCAGATACAATTACATCAGGAACTTTCAGTGCAACTTGTTCAGTAGCTGGTGCAATCAATAATTATTACACAGCCGGTCAATTGATTGAGAATGAAGATATATTTGATACAGCAACCAAGAACTTTAAATTTGCTGCTAAATATGCAGGTGATTTAGGTAATGGTATAATCGTAAGTATTGCTAGCTCAACAACCTTTACAAATTGGGCTTATAAATCATTATTTGATTCAGCTCCAGGTGCTTCTGAATATCATATCGTTGTTGTAGACACATTAGGTTCATTCTATGGATTTGATGCTGGTGATGTATTAGAAACTTATAGTTTTGTAAGTTTAGATTCAGCAGCTTTAACTGATGATAATGAAAGTGCTTATTATAAAAAACAAATCAATGATAAATCAGAATATATTTACGTTGGTGATATTGTATTTAACTCAACTTTAGATGTTGGTTCAAATATTGAACTTGCTAATGGTGTTGATGATAATGCTGCTGTTGCTGATGGAGATATTATCATAGGTTACCAATTATTTGCAGATCCTGATGCAGTAGATGTATTCTATTTAATTATGGGTGACGCTTCAACTACAGTTATTAATTCAATTATTTCAACAGTTGTTGAAGTTAGAAAAGATGTTGTATTAGTTGCAAGTCCTGCTAAAGCAGATGTATTAAATAATTCAGATGCAGCTACAGACGTAGTAACTTGGGGTAATGCAATAACAACTTCGAACAGAGTGTTCTTAGATTCAAATTGGAAATACACTTATGACCAATACAATGATAGTTATTTATGGGTTCCAATGAATGCTTCAACTTGCGGTTTAAATGCTGCAACTGATAACAATCAAAATCCATGGGTAAGTCCAATGGGTTATTCAAGAGGTTTGTATCAAAATATTGTTAAATTAGCATGGAATCCAAATCAAACTGAAAGAGATACTTTATATTCAGCTTCAATCAATCCAGTATTCAACAAAACAGGAATTGGTCCAGTTTTACTTGGTGATAGAACACATACAAAGAAACCATCTTATTTCCGTCAAGTTGGTGTTCGTAAAATGTTCATCGTTGTTGAAAAAGGTATTGGAAGTTTTGCAAAGTATATCTTAGGTGAGTTCAACAATAAATCTACTAGAGCTTCATTTACAGCTAAAGCTAATGCTTATTTGAGAGACTTAGGTGCACAAGGTGCATTTACTGCTTTTGAAGTAATTTGTGACAGCACTAATAATACTGAGCAAGTTGTTGCTGAACAAAAATTCAGAGCATTAATCCGAATCCTACCCCAATCATCAACAAATTTTGTGGAGTTGGTTTTCAATTCAGTTTCAAGTTTATCACAATTTGAAGAAGCTATTATTACTCAATAATAACATCTAATTGAAATTAGAAGAGGAGATTTATATCTCCTCTTTTTTATTGTATAACCACACTTTATTACCAGAATCATATATTTTTAAATAACCTAAATTATTCATTATTTCATTTTCAGTTAAATTTTTATATTCTGGATATTTTAAAATCAGTTTATGTTTTTGACATTGATATCTAGATAAAACTTCATCATCTTTAATATATACATAGTTTGGATTTGACAATTCTTTATATATAAACTTTAATTTAGAATAAACATTACCATTAAATTTAGAAAAGTTTTGATATGAAATAATTGAAGTTGGATTATAACTTTTAATAAAATAATTGAATAGTTTAGAAGCACCACCAGTCACTTTACAGTTAAATTTAGTACATAAACGTATTAGTTCATATTGATAGTTTTTGTTGAATCTAGGTTTTCCAAAAGTCATAACTTCAACTAAATTATCTCCATAATACAAACCTAATTTGATTTTAGATTTATCTTCATTTTGTAAATGATATAGATTTAAAAATTCATTAGATTCTTTAGATGAAATTTCTTTGATAATACATTTTCTAGCATATATAATATTATCTTGTTTAATCTGACTTAATAACCAATTCAATATTTTATCAGGATTTTTTACATATTCATATTCAAATATATGAATCAATCTAATATTATTTTCTTCACACATCATTGATTTTATTGTATGGTAATCATCTTCTACATTCAAATTAGAGTGCCAATAATTACCATTAAACTCAATACCAACATTATAATCAGGTAAATAGATGTCAATTTCTTTTGGTTTAATTAACGTTCTATTTCTTTGTTGTGTTGTTATATTATTATCATTTAAAAATTTATTAATATCATATTCATAATGAGATGTTGATTTTAAATTTTCATCTAAACCTAATTCATGCATTCTTTTATATACATTAGAAAAAGTTATATTGAAATATTTGCATATATTTGGAACAATATAGTTTTCTTTAATAATTACACATTTGCATAATTCATCATCTAACCATTCACCTATATTCATCATATGAAGTTGCATTGAACTTTCACAACCATGTAATTTTTTATAATTATTTTTCTTTTTTAATATTATTAATTGTTTTTCTTCTATAGATTTATTTTTATATGTTTGAGATTGTTTTTCATGATTTGTATAGTTTTCATCACCATATCTATCTAATTTAGTTTGTCTAACTTTATCCATATTTTGATATGTTTCACTACCATATTTATCTAATTTAGTTTTTCTAGTTTTTATTTTATATTCTTCTGTTTGAGTATATGATGATACACCATATCTATCTAAATTAGTATTGATCTGCTTTCTTTTAATAATATTTAATTTATCATTATCATTATATGTTGCAGCTCTATTTAATTTAGATTTAAATGTTTGAAAATTATTTTTAACACCATATTTTTCTAAGCATGTTACAACTCTTTTATTATTAATTTCATTGTTTCTATGTTTATCATATTTTGATTTAACTAGATGTGTATGAATACCTTGGTTTATATTATAACATTTATCAGAACATGTTTTGCAAAAACCAAGCGTAAAATTTTGATATTTAACATAATTACCACAAATTATACATTTAGGTCTTTCTACAATACCATTTTTAATACAATATTTTCTTTCACTAAAAGAAGCATCTTCAGGTAAAAATTTAGTATTATCTATTATATATTGATATTCATTTGGATAATTTTTGATTATATATTTAGAACTCCAATAATTTTTTATTGATAGTTCTATAATTTGGATAATATCCATTTTATTTCCTTATAAGATAATTATAGTCGTTAACAGGTGAGAAGTAAAGTAACGACTCTTTACTTCTCATATAATTATTTATAAACTTTTTATTTTAACCTATAATAACTTTTTATTTTAACCTATATAACTTTTTATTTCTTCTTCAGATAATTTATCATGAACTTGTATTTTACCTTTAGAATCTATATGTTCACCAAATAACCTTAACATATATTCCCAATCATTTACAAGTAAAATTCCTCTACTATCTCTAAACTTAAGTATATATAAAGCTTTTTCTTTTGATGGTAATTCAAATATCAAATTATAGTACTCATTTACATATTTACAATCTTTTTCATGTTCAGATGTTAATTTTTCAACATCATTTTCATAAGCAAATTGTTTATAAGTTATTTTATCTTTTTTACTATCAATTTTAGTAATAGTCATATAATCACAAAACTCACAATTTTGTCTGTAAATTTGACCATATTTGAAACTATCAATACATTTAGCGTAAATTGGTGTAGATACTAAACATAATAATATTAAAATTAATTTTTTCATTTATATTTTCTCCGCTTTTATCCACACACCAAAGAAACTTTTTGGAGCATATTCGATATCAGTTTTTAATTCAATTTTTTTAATATTGATGTCAGCAAGTTCTTTTTCAGTTTGTAATTTAGAATCAATTGCTGATTTATATGGACTATCATTTGCATATAAATATCCAGGTTGCATTTTAATTGATAATAAAAAGTTTTCAACCGCAAGTTGTTTTTCTTTTAAAACTTTAATTTTTGCATCATAATTATTATATTCAATCAACATTGACTTGTAACTATATCTATTAATGCATGGTATCATTAAGTATACAATAACCAGCATCAACACAACACCTCCAGCTGGACTGTCATTTGATTGATGTAATTGTTCAGAATCAAATTTAAATGAAAAATAAACTAAAGCAAACAATATAATTAAAAATATATAATACATTATAAAATCTCCTTTAAAATTTTAGAAGCAATTTTCGTATCAACATTATTATATTGCTTCAATTGTTTCATATAATCTCCAATTGTAGGTTTAAAATCAAGTATATTACAAGCTGCTCTAATACCTTCAATCAATTTTTTTGTATTTTCTTCACTTAAAGTTTGAGGTAAAAATGTTTTTAAAATATCATTCTCTTTAGAATAATCATCTACTAAATCTTGACGATTTCCTTTAATGAACATTTCAATTGATTCATCATTTTTCTTCACCATAGATTTGATAATATCTGATATCTGATTATCTTCTAATTCTTTATGAAGTTCAATACTTTTATTTTGAATGTTTGATTTTAACATTCGCATAGTATTAACAACTTTAGAATCTTTAGCTTTTAAAGCTTCTTTATATTTATTTTCAATTTGTTCTAATAACATTTTATTCTCCTATAAAATAATCAATCCCATCTAAATTGAATAACTTAGTGTCTTCAACATAAAATCCCTCACCATCTAATTCCATTACAGCAAGAATTTGTCCAAATCTTAAATCTGGGTTTTCTTTCCACACTTTTTCAATTTGTTTTAAGCATATATCAATTCTGTCGGGATTTCTCATCTTATACCTCTATAATTTTAAATTCAAAACCAATTCTTTCATAATCATAACCAAACGGATTACTAAAAGGTTAATCTTTTTTTAATCCAACCAATATCTAGATAATCTTGTAAATCATCTTTATTAATAAATTTAGTCATTCTTAATTCAATATTAGAAATCCATATTCTATTTTTATTAACTTCGCTTCTTTTTTGCTTAGAATATTCACTAGCCTTTCTATTTTTAGATTCTGCTATTAATAATCCAGTTTTATATCTTTCATCATCTTTAGTTATAAAAAATTTATTTCTATCTTTATCAATTGCACAAAAATATCCTTTCGTCATACCTACTAATTTACCAGATTTCCATCTCTCATCATCTTTATAAACTTCAATGATATTACCATTTTCGTCTTTAGCCATTACTCTATTATGTTTCATACCTACTAATTTACCAGATTTCCATCTCTCATCATCGGTGGTTACTCTTATAATATTACCGTTTTCATCAATACAATTACAAAAATTTTTATTATTTGATAATTTATTTTTATTTATATAATCAAAACCACCTTCTCCACCAATTTTTAAATTATAATTATTATTACATTTAATAAAATTTTCGTTAACTATTATTTTTTCTTTATTATCCATTTCTTCTTTATCTTTACAGAATTCAATAATTTCTTTAGTAAAATTTTCTATACCATATTTATTAATAGCTCTTTTTATATATTTTCCTGAACCCATATAACTATCATTAATATCTTTTGTTTGATGTTTACCAATATAAATTTTATTATTTAATTTATTAGTTATTTTGTATATTATAAAATACATTTATAAATTCCTATATTTAATTACTATATAGTTATTTATAAATTATTTCATGGTCATATACACAATTATATATTTAATATAAGTTTCTTATATTTATCTTCCTCATATCCAATATAACCAAATGGATTACATATAACATGACAATTACCTATTTTATAATTCGATGATGAATGAATATGCCCATGTATAAAATATTTTATATTGTCTAATTTATTTATTAATATACCATAATTATTAACATAGCAATGATTTGTAATATCATACGTATATTCTTTACTTATTGATTTAGCAGATGGAGCATGATGCGTAATAATAATATACTTGTCATCCTTATTATTAGTAACATCACTAATAATATAATTTATGGCCTTTTTATTTTCAAATATACAATTATTGGGTGTAAAATAATTATCTTCATATTTTATATATTTATAATCATTCATACGTTTATTAGCTATATTTTTACCTAATTCAATATTATGTTTATATTTAAATGATAAATCAGTCCATAATGTGGTACCTAAAAATGTCCAATCAGCTATTTTTATTTTATTATTATATAAAAATTTAATTTTATCGTTATATTTTTTAGAATATAATTCAATAGTTTGTTGATAGTTTCTATTATAAAAGTCATGATTACCGGGAACAAATATAACCTGTGAACTAGTATTTTCTTTAAGCCAATCTAATACAATAAATGTTATCTCATTACAATTACTAATATCACCAGCTATAATAATGACATCAACATTTTTATCAAAAAGCATATTGCAATAATTAAATAAAATTGTTTTTTGATTAATATTAATCAAATCACCTTTATTATAATCATCTAATGCAAAATCCAAATGTAAATCTGATATTGCTAATATTTTCATTCATTATCTCAATTTAATTGGGTCAGCTTCTTTACCAGTTTTAAATACATTTTCAGTTTGTTCAGTTAAAATCACAGAATAATCATCTTTACCATTCATAAAACCAATATTGATTTTTGGGTATCCAGCAACTCTTAACATAAAACCATCCCAAAAAGAACCTAAGAATGTTTTGTACATACGTTTTTGGTCTACTAAAGTTGTTTGTGCAACTTTAAATTCATCTCTACCAGCTTCAACAACTTGCTGAATTTTTTGATATAAAGATGCATCCACAACTCCTGGATAATTTTCTTTAATCATATTGAATACTGCTTTAGAACCATCATTACCATATCTTGAAGCTAAAGCACCATTAATAACTTCTTTTAAATCATCTTTCATCATTCCAGGAACTTGAGCAACTTCCTGAACTTTTTGATAATAAGTTGAAAGAACATTTTTATTATTATCATTAGTTGAAATAATTTGTTGTTCTAAAGTATTACCTAAATTATATGCATTAATATATGATGAAAATAATATTAAAAATAATACTCCAATTACACCACCAAATACATATTTACCAATATTAGTTTTGTTTTCTTCCATTTTAAACTCCTTTATTAAAAATTATTATATATTATTATTTGTTAAAAATAAATAGTTTAATTGTCTTCTTTAAACTTTATAGTCATAAATATCATTGCACCAACTATAATTATAATAGTTAACCACATAATCCAAGTAGGTGGTTCAATTTCATATTTAAGATATTCATATTCCTTCATCTCTTTACGTTCAAATTGTTTCATACTTGTATGCAATATAATATCAAAATATTTATCGTCAACTACTTTATGATTATTTAATCCATCTCTTAATTGAACATTAAACAATTCATTCTTTGACCAAGAAAATACTTGAACCCAATCATAGTTAGGATAGTTAGTGATATGTGTTAAAATTACAATATCATTTTTCTTAGCACCTTTCCAATTAGCTTGTAATGCATAAATATAATCTGGTTCAACTTTATTTGCAAATACATTTATAACATTACCATGTTTTTTAAAGCCAATATTTTTATTTATATCTGCAATTTTATCATTTAAGTAATTAATATTAGATATATTTACATCTAAACTAATTGCACGATCTATTTTATAATAGTCATAAACTTCAATTGGATATTCTGGAAATGCAGTATATTTAGTTGTTAAATTTTCTTTATGAAATAATGAATGTGCTGCACCTTTTACATAATTTGTACATGAAGTTGTCTCGGTTACTGGATCACCAATCTTAACTCTATCATATCTTGGAGGTGTATTTATACCTTGAGGATCGATAACATTAATTTCATATCTTGAAATATTAGCATCAACGTGATAATACTTTTCCCAACTATAAGCATAACAAGTATCACACACAATATAACAACTTCTACTCTTACCTGAACCTGAACATCTTGTTCTACAATGGCATGGATAAGAATTTCTACAACAACCACAATTTGTGTAACAATGACGAGTTTCAACGTATTTTTTTACAACTTCACCATTTATAACTTCTCTATCATATGTTTCAATATATCTTCCAGTATAATAAAATATAATAGCAACGGCAGATGTAATTGCCATCATTATAAATGATTCTTTCCATGTGATACCTTTACGTATTACAAATTTAGATTTCCAATAATAATCATCATTATCACTAGATATATCTTTAACCGGAAAGATATATCTAGCTGCAAATGGATATAATAAAGGTATTAATAGAAGAAGTAATAAATAATTCATTTATATTCCTTATTATTTGTTATTTACAATCTTGAAGTTTGATACCTAACTTATTAAATTTTTCTTCAGCAACTTCATTGAAGAAATACACTTTATGTGAATCTTTTTCAACTATTTTATATGAATATTCATAAGCATAATCTACATCAACACATGTTGCAATAGCACCATTAGTTAATATAACATCATCACCAATATCAATATTACTCATATCAGAACACACTTCTTCATCTTCATCTTCTTCTGAAGTTTCATCTGCACCATCCATCCATAAAATGGAACGTTCATATTTTTCTTGAAGGTTCTTAACATCATTTTCAGGAACTTCATCTATTACTTCATATTTACAACATCTTCCTTTTGTGTTGTTATAATCGACTGGAATACTTACAACATCTCTAGGATCAATCTTAACAATCATAATTCTACATCCTCTAAATGATGATAAATAATCTAGTGAACAAAAATGTAAACCGGATGAGCAAGTGTTTTCAGAATTATCATCAACTTTATTTCTTGGCATTGAACAAGCTTTACCAATATGATTATCAAATTTGTGTGAATGATAATCAGTATAATCTTGATCTACTCTTTTATATGCAAGAAAACAACCATCATCTGTAAGCGGTAAACTATTATTTTGTAAAAAATCATACAATTCATTTACAACTCTAAAACTTGGATTTGATGATAATTTTATAACAAAATTAACTAGTGGTAATGCATCAAAACCTTCATTAATCATTTGTTTAATTTTTTCACACATACGTGCATCAACTTCCCATTTAAGATCAGAATCAAATCTACTTTTAATAATTAAATTATTATCAAATTTTAATATATAATCACTATTGATAAATTTATTACACCAATCAACAACTTCAATTGTTCTATCAAACATTTTTGTTAGGCCATCCTCGTCACGTGCTTTAATGAGGTTGATAATTTCTTCATATCTATTATCAGTTTTTTCTATATTATAGCTCTTACCATTTAAAATAATAATTACATTATCTTGTTTTATAATATGTGCTAGCATTTTATGCTCCTATTTTGTTAATTATATTAATAAATTCTTGTTTATGTGTAGTACATCTATAAGCTGAAAATAAATTAAACATATATTTATTTTTTATTTGTTTAATAAACTTCATAATATTGTCATTATGTAATTTTATTGCATCATCAAAATTACTAGGACAATACATATCATGTAAAGATTGTGCCATATATAATGATGTATTATATTTTAATTTTTTATATAAGTAAACAATTTTTCTTATATCTTTTGGTTTAACGGTTTCAATATTTTTGTATAATGTATCTATAAAATCTGGTTCATCAAAAGCATCATTTATACTACTAATAAGTTTAGTGCATCTAATTAATTTTACAATTTCATTATAATATTGAGTTTTAACAAAATCAACTAATTCTACACATGTTCTTTTTTTAGAAATATTTTTAACTTGTGTATCTGTTAAATAATATATATATTCAGTTTCAACACCTTTCTCTTTTAATTTATCTTTAAAATGATTCAATAAAATTTCAGTGTTATTAGTTTTTAAATTGTTACCTTCTCTAATTAGATAATAAATTGCCTTATTATCATCTGGAAGTTCTAACAACACACTATCTGTAGGTGAACATATTCTGTTAGAACTATTAAAACAATGTTTATATTTATTAGGATCTCTTGATTGTTGTTTATCTCGTTCAATTTTGATATCATTAACATTTATAATATAATCATCAATACCTTCATGTTGTTCTTTAAGTTTATCTTCAAATTCTTTTGAACATAATAAAAATACAATGTTATTATTACCATGTTTACTTATGATAGCATCAACTAACTTTGTAGTATTACCTGTACTTTTTCTATTTAATATACATACATTATGTTTATCACTTAGAATACAATAGTTATCTTTATCACTAAGTTTTGTAGTTTTAAGATTTATATAGCAATATTTATTAGTATATACTTCCAATTCATTATTGATTAGAGTCATAGTTTTAATATGTTCTTCATCTGATTTTAATGATGTATCATTTCTATCAATTTTATATTTATTGTATAATTTTGTTTTATATTCCTCAATCATAAGATGTCTAACAGAATTTAAATAATAATCTGATTTATAATCATCCATATCTATACTAGTATTAATTTTAATAAATGAATGTTTAACATCATTTTTAGCTTTAAAGTTATTAAAAATGAATCTACATTTATCATAATTAGATTTATATGAGTTCATTTTGTTAATATAATAATTTTTTATTTTTTCATTTGCATCACTTAGAAATTTATTTATAATTTCAACTGTTTGTTTCGTATATTGAATACCTTCACGAGATGCAACCACTTCAACAGAACCAATTGGAACGTCTATGATTATTGAATTATTAGAATTATATAAAAATGAATAATTTCTAATATTTATTGAACTATTAGTATCTACATTATAACAAACTTGACCTTGTCTTAATAATATTTCTCTGCTATATGTATATTCATCCGTAATAAAAACATTATCGATTTCAGCAGCATATACAGTTGATGTTCTTGTTGAACCATTCATTTCATAATTAATTGTGTTATATTTTAAAAATTCATTTAATTCATTTCTAAATGAACTTGCATCACCATCTTTAACCATAAGAATAATCTTAAGACCATTATGTTCAGTTGTAGGTTCTTCAGATAATTTTGTAATTGATGGACCTTTATCATCTTTAAAGCATAAGTATGATTTTTTAAATCCTTCATAATAACTTTCAACTGTAAAGCTATCAGTGTAAGCAAATGGAGATTTTGAACCTAAACCTAAGCAACCAATAAAATCATTTGAATTTGTTTTAGTTGATTTGAAATATGTAGTATATAGAGTCATGATATCTTCATGACTTAAACCAGTTCCAAAATCTCTGATTGAAAATTCACCAGTCCAACTTGTTGGATATTTGATTTCAATTGGTGTATCTAATGTACCTGCATCAACATGTGCATCATATGCATTGCATAATAATTCACGAACAATTGAACCAATTTTGTTTTTATATAATCCATCGGATAGAATGCTGAATGCTTTTGCAGAAGCTTCAATTTTAAATGTTGAAGATTCATTTAACCCTTCAGATTCTAATACTGCGTTTGATACACCTAATTTCATTTATTTTTACCTTTCTTGTTTAATGTATATACCATTTTATTCATCTCTCAAAGCATAAATTCTTAAACCATACATTAAAATATCAAATTCACTGATATCATTTAAAGCAATTCTTGCCTCAGCTGATGTATTAAATTGATATGCTGCATAAGCCGGACTTTCATCTTTAAAAGTTTTATCAATCCAGTAACCTTTTTGTCTTTTATCTAAGAAAGGATATTGACCATTTTCGTCTACCTTACCAAACACTACATATTTTGTCATTTTATTTCTCCTTATTTATTCTTTATATTTATATATTAAAACATATTAAATATAAAGTAAACAAAAAAGTGAATAAAAATATCTAATAAAATCAATAGATTATAAATTATTATGAAATTTAGACAATAAAAAAGCTCCGAATTTTACGTTCGGAGCAACACGTTCTATATTATTCTGTTTCTAGGTCAACATATAAACCCAAGAATTTAACTATCCTATTTCACCCAATATAAAATTGGGATACTTTAGGCAGCTAAAGCAACGGCAAAATTTGAATTTGCGGTTATTTAATTTAACTTTTAACGTAGTCACACGGATGTAATTAATGTTTTTATTATGCTGGTCGATCCTATTTCAGCCCCATAATTTGGTGGAGCTGTCGAAGTACTGCCCTTCGAGTTTCCTGTTCATTTATTTTACATTAACCTTTTAACATCATATTTGGTGGACCGGATGGGAATCAAACCCATCACAGTTTGCTTGCAAAGCAATCTCGCCCTCTTGGAACATGCCAGCCCTTATATTATTTATTTATAATTATTTTAAACCTTCAACATTGTTAACAACTTTATCTCTTTGACCATTATTGATGTATGAGATAAATGTTGGAACTGATTTGATTCCAAGTTTTTGAGCAAGTACCATATTCTCTTGAATGTTACAAGTTGCTTTTACAGATTCAGTTTCTAATGCTTCAAATAATGGTTTTTGAACTTGACATGGCCCACAACCATTACCCCAAAAATCAACCATAACTTTTTCATTTTGTGCAATCAATTCATAAAATTGATCTTCAGATTTAATTTCAATCATTCTAATATCCTTTTTAAATTTTAAACAGAAGAGCCTACTAATGTAAGCTCTCCGATTTCATGAAAGTCATTTTGGCGGCTCTATGGAGTGCTGCCCTCCAAACGTATGCGTGACAAGCATATATTTTACTGTTAAACTATAGAGCCTTATTATTTGGCGGAAAAAACAAGATTTGAACTTGTGGAAGTATATTACAACTCCTATGGTTTAGCAAACCATTGCATTCGACCACTCTGCCATTTTTCCGTATTCTTTATTGGTTCGGGATAATGGGTTCGAACCACTATATTGAGAACCAAAATCTCATGTCCTGCCATTAGACGAATCCCGAATATTTTTGGTTGTGAATACTGGAGTCGAACCAGTAAAAGGAAGCTTATGAGACTTCTAAACGTCCGCCGTTAACATTCACATTATGGAGGAGAGTATAGGATTTGAACCTATGGAACCCTTGCAGGCCCTCCAATTTTCAAGATTGGCGCAATCAACCACTCTGCCAACTCTCCACAACTATCTGAAATGTAGCCTTGTCAAATTTCAACAAGGAACAAAATCTACATTTCATGTACACTTTATTTATGGTGTTAGCATACTTATACCACCGTTTAAGACGAGAATTAAATAACTTCTTACAATTTTAATTGATACCTCTATTAGTGATTACTGAGAGTTTCGCTCATGTAGGTGAATTATTTAATTACTCGTTTTGGATGCGGAGGCTGGAATCGCACCAACTACCTTTGGCGTATGAGACCAAAATGCAACTATTACACTTCTCCGCGATAAATAATCTCGTTTGCCTTTAAACCAATAAAGGCTTTTAATATTATTATTTCAAATATCATATGGGAACTTGAACTCCATAAAGTATTTTTCATTGTTGGACTATACACTCTAAACCAACGTTTAATCAAACTATTATACCATTTACGATGAGATATAATAATCGGTGTTTACGTATTTTAAAACACTCTGCAACCAATCATCATTAGTTGCTAATCATATTGGTGCCCTAAGAGAGAATCGAACTCCCATTCTCGCATTACAAAAGCGCAATCTTACCATTAAATGAAAAGGGCTTATATTTGGTCGGGGATGAGAATTCTGCCATCTCGACCACATGTTCCCAAAACATGTACTCTTCTTCTGAGCTAATCCCCGATATAAATTATTTATAAAAAATTGTGGTGTTCCCATCAGGATTCGAACCTGAATGGTCGGATTAGAAATCCGAAATTCTCTCCATTGAATTATAGGAACAATAATATTTTAGAGATCGGAGATAAACCCTACTGATTGATAGTCTTAT